CAGAATTTAAGATTAATATTGGTGATGATTGGAAAGCAGTAACAAAAGTTCAACAGAATATAGGGGACAGTTGGAAAACAGTTTTTGGATAAATTTATAAACTTTGAAATTATAATAATATGGTCTTGAGGTTGTAGTAACCGATGGAAAGTCTCGCGCAGAGGCGGTTGGGAGAGGCTACACTCACCCTTTTATAATCAATGGTATACGAAAGAGATTTAAATTATTGCAGTTATTCCCCAGATGAACTATTTGGGATTAGATTTAATTATGCTTGCTACCTTCACGATAGGCAATATAGAAATGAAGTGATACAGAGGAAAAGCAGGTTGCAGGCAGATAAGGATTTATGTGATATGATTTATAGGGCGTTCGTCGTCGCTGATAAGAAGTTTAGGGGTTGGTTTGTTTCTCGTATTTATTATATTGCAGTTAGAATTTTCGCTAAAAAGTGTTATCTTTAATAACCGATAAGTATATAAAGACTAAGTTACTTAGTATATTATGAAAACAATAAACGTAACATTCGAGGATAAAGAATTTAAACAATTAATCAAGGCAAAGGATGAGTTATCTTGGAAGGAATTTATTTTAATGAAAGGGGGTATAGAAATATGGAAGGAATAATTATTAAGAAGCTAGATTTGAAAGACAACGGAATGTTAATTGTTGGTTACAACGGAAATCGTGAGGCCACAATGAATAAACAATGGCAAACAAACGAGATAGATTTTTTAATGAACCAAGTTAGGATAGGAGGACAAGTTGAGGTCGAGATTATGCAAAAACCAAATCCAAAAGACGCATCAAGACCATATAACAATATTACTAAAGTTAATATGAATGATAATTGGCAGATGGGCGTTGGTGCTGTTATTGAGAAGGTAGAAGCAAACCAACCAAAACAAGAAGGCAGTCTTATGAGTGTTAAGGATGCCTCTATTGTATCTCAGGTTTGTGTGAAGGGTGCTGTTGAATTGGCTAAACCTAAAGATTTTAAGGACAGCGACGAGTTAGGAGAGTTTTTATGTATGGCCGCTTTGGAATGTGCTGGTGCTTATTCTGTTGTATTTGATAAGTTGAATGGTCAATAACTCTTGTAAATTTTGTAACTATTGTGACTATTGTGACTATTGTAACTATTGTGACTATTGTAAATTTTGTAACTATTGTGAATCTTGTAACTCTTGTAACTCTTGTGACTCTTGTAAATTTTGTAAAAATTTAGTGAATGGTCTTATGTGTATTAATTTGAAACTTGAAGAGAAAGATAAAAGCAAGTTTTGGATTTTCAATAAAGAAGTAACAGAGGCAGAATGGGATAATCGATATAAAATTAACAATGGATAGAGAAGAATTAGCCCAAAAAATCCTGTTCAGAACAGAGAACGCAAACTCTTATGAATTTGGGAAGGCAGGAAATAGGCACAAGGTTTATTATACTGATTGTGAAGATTTGAAGGCACAGGTTGCTTTATTGAAACTTGCAGGTTTAATTGATGATGAATAATGACAAGCAAACAGGCAAAGAGAAAAGCATTAAAATTCATAAATTACCGCAGGGATTATATGACCAAACAGCGTTCACAAAAGAAATCAACAAGACAATATACAAATAATTAAATTAATCAATCCCCATTTTTTGAAGGGATTTCATAGTCACCATCTCTGATGACATTGGAGAACCGTAAAGTCGCTCTCCATTTTATAATCAATGGTATATAAAACAGAAGCAATGAAATGTCTCATATGCGGTAAGATGTTTATGAAAAGACGGAAGGATAGTGTTTGTTGTTCAAACAGATGTAAGAGTTTAAGAGGATCAAGAAGATACAGGGAGAGATTGAATAATGAAAAGTGATGGGCGTTCTAGGTATAATAAGATTTGTAAGTTGTTGAAACCAATAGTCAATCAAGACATATCTTTAAACCGCTTAAGAAGGCGTGTGATGATAGAAATAGGCTGTGGTGATGAATTGGTAAGGGAGAGTATTGCATTAATGATTAATCTTGGTTTGATATATGAATGTGAGGAATGGGTATATCACGTTTCTTCTTATGAGGCAGATATATAAGCAGATTTGAAAACACTCTCTCTTTGTTGTTTTGTTTGATGTTTCAAAAGAAGCCTTTTTTAACACACCCCCGACTATGTGAAACATCAATTTTGGTTCAATTAAAGACAAATTTGAGCTATTTAGTAATAAGCTACTTCTTATTATCTTTGGGAATGTGTGTATTGTTTCACGTTGTTTAATAAAGAATATTCATACAGGGAAGGCACTATTAGAGGTTTTTAATGAGTCTAATAATATAAGGAAATATACCTAATCCCATAATCCACATATCCTATCGTCCTGTTTTTCACACACCCAGCCGTAGTGTAATGTGTTATTGCAGTTTTCATAATGCTTCATATTGTTTATGTTTATAAATGTTTCAGTAGAAATGAACGCCCTTAGGAGTGATAACATATTAATACCCACCTCACAGGGCACGAGCAAGATTTAAATAGCTAGTTTACTTAGAATGAGCATAGCATCATTCTAACTGCTCAGCCATTTAATGCTCGGCCTTGCTCTGTTCGGTGCCTTTTCTGCCCTTTCTACACGAAGCCGGAATACCTACCCCTATTTCCTATGGAGTTCCATCGGAAGTGCTAATCTTGGGGTCTGTTTCCTATGGAGATTGTACGAACTTTCCGACGTTCGTAAGGGGGGGGATAAAGGGGGGGGTCATCCCCCAGAGAAATTATATTTTTCACAGCAACAGGTTTAAATAGTTATTCGGTTTAGCAATTTAGATGAAGGTGAACTATAACAAGAAAGAACATAAGGAGTGGGCTAAGAAGATTAAGCAGAAATTTAACAATCAATGTATAGTTTGTGGAAGCGACCACTATCTAACAGCACATCACCTCATTACAGCCCACAACGAGAAAACAAGATATAAGGAGTGGAATGGAATACCATTATGTGCAAAACATCACACAAAATACGGGACGGGATTATCTCCTCATAATGAAAACGCTATGATATTTTTCTTATGGTTAGAGAAACACTACCCAGAGATTATGATACCAGTTGAGGATTATTTAGACAATGAAACACGATAAATGGCAACAGGAAGTTTTGGAAGCAGATGGGGACATATTAGTCAATACAGGCAGGCAGGTAGGCAAAACAACCACATTTTCTAAAAAAATTGCTAAATATATGTTAAAACACCCAAATAGTAGGATTATTGTTGTATCTCTTACCGAAGACCAAGCGAAATTAATCATTATAATGGTTTTGACGTATTTAGAGAATAATAACAAAAAAGACATAGTTAGGAAGGGAAAAAACAAAGTAACGACCTCAAGAATACATCTTAACAATAAAAGCAGCGTAATAAGCCGACCAGTAGGCAATACAGGCGACGCGGTAAGGGGATTTACGGGGGATGTCCTTTATATTGACGAGGCGAGCGGTATGCCAGAGATGATGTGGAAAGCTGCGATGCCAACGCTTATGACAACAGGCGGTCAAATTTGGATGTCAAGCACACCGAGAGGGAAGTTTGTAGCAGGAACAAATGATAAAAATTTCTTCTTTAAATGTTGGGAAAATGTAGAAGATAGATGGAAAGTTTTTAATATATCCTCTGAGGAAGTGATTAATAATAGAGAGATAGATATAGATTGGAACGAAGAAAAAAGAGCAAAAGCAATTAAGTTTTTAGAAAACCAAAAAGCAATTTTGACAAAAATGGAATACGACCAAGAGTATATGGGTTTATTTTTGGATGATAATAGACAATGGTTTTCAGATGAATTAATTAGAAGTTGTATGATAAACGAGAGACCGAATAAAATTGTAGCAGGTAAAGATTGTTATTTAGGCGTAGATATTGCGAGAATGGGGGAAGATGAAAGCACCTTTGAGATTATAGAGATGAAAGGGGATAATCTGTTTCACATAGAAAACCAAATTACAACAAAAACATCACTCTCCGATACCACCCACCATATAGAAGGATTGCACCGACTATATGACTTTTCTAAAATCTTCATCGATGACGAAGGGATTGGTGTCGGAGTTCTTGATTTCCTTTTAGACAACGACGAAACAAAAAACCAAGTAATAGGCATCAACAACTCAAAGCAAATAATAGATAAGGACGGCAGAGAAAAGAAACTCCAAAAAACCTTATTATACTCAAATATGAAACGATTAATGGAAATGGGAAAGATAAAATTGTTAGACGAGGCTAGTGTCTTTCAATCTCTAAAGAGTGTTCAGTATGCTTATAGTAATGATAGTTTAGGTGTTAGACATCTTAAAATATTCGGAAATTACACCCATATAGCCGAGGGATTGGTTAGGGCGGCGTGGTGCGTGAAATACAAACATTTAAATCTTTCGGTTTATAGAATAAAGATATAAAAGATGGCAGATTTGAAGAAAAGCAAAAAGATTAAGTATAAGGATGAGGACTTTGAGGTTGAACCAGTGGAATACCTGTTAATAACCGCGATCAAAGACCTAACAGACCAAATAAAGATACTGGGGAATAGATTATAATGGCAGCGACATTAGTCACAGATGCACAGATATTATTAGCAATAGGCGCAGACGCAAGCGCCGCACAAATCCTCTCAACCAATACAGATATATGGGGGGCTATGGCAGAGAGCGACATGGAAGTAGAAAGCGAAGGTAAAGGTTTAGTTGCAAATTATGCAACCATCACAGCGTCCTTTAAGCAGTGGTTGGCAATGGTCGCAGCACATAGAGCGGCCTTCTATGCAATCAACCAAGACCAGAACACATGGACGTTAGCGACATCACAATCAAAACTAAACGTATGCGATAGTATCTGGCAAGATTTCAAAAAGAAAATAGCCAATAAAGATATTATTGATATGATGAATTTATAATGGTAATGAACCAATCTTTTACAACAGCCTCGCCAGTTAATGCTATTTATAATTATACAGATGTTGCGAATGGAACTGGGGTAGTAACACTATACGGGAAAGTTTCAGAGGCAAGCACAGGAGACGAGTATTCGTTATCTGGTAATTCGCAGATGTCATCTGATAGTGGAGTTGAGACAGGCACAATAAGTTTAGATTTAACACCCTTCAATACACCAAGAACAGCGAAGGGAACAGCAGAGGTCTTTTTCACGTGCAGGCCGACAGGAACTAATAGTTTTAGTGCAAGAATATATCACTATTGTCCTTCTACAACAACATTGACGGCAATAAGTTCTTCAATAACAACCCACACCGCAGTATCAGAAAGAGAATTTTTATTAAATCTCCCACTAACAGAAAAACTATTCAGGAAGGGAGATGTTTTAAGATTGATAATGACAGTTGGTTCTCCCGGTATTTATATGACAGCAGCCAAACCACTAATATTAAACATGCCCTTCAAGTTAGATCTATAATGGCAAGTAACGATTTATCAAACGCAACAACAACAGACTTTACTAACCAAGTGCCTGACTTTATAGTGGAGAGTATGTCTTTAGATATTGCCAACAGCGACGGAAGCGAGACTTATGTTTATTACGATAAAGCCCTAGAGAATTTTGGTTATCAATTTAGACATCCACAAGTAGCCTCCCCATTAAATGCTATTTGCACATGGGCTTATAGACAGGGTTACACC